CTTGGATCTGTGCAGCCCTTGCCTGTCCTTGTGTACGTAAGTCTTGATCGGTTGGTAAACCAGTCATCAAACCTGTTAAATCTAATTTAGCCATTGTGTTTTTCCTTAGTTAAACAAATTCATCATTTCTTGCTCTCGTTGATCTGGTGTAAGAGCGTCAACTTCTTGTTGAGACATACCAGAACCACCAACTAGATTTTGCAACCAATCAGGTAAGAACTGATCAAGACCACCAAGCAAACCTGAAGCACCACCAGTGCCTCCTACAGTATTAGCCATACTCTGAAGACTAGCAAGCTTTTCATTTTGTCCTAACTCAGCAGCCTGTAAGTAACCTTCAAGACCTGTCTGTCCTAACTGCGCTTGCAAAGAAGTCCCAGCGCGGTCACCAGTACCCACAAGGTTGCTAATGTCAGTGCCCATCCCAAGCATAGAGAGTGCTTGGTTCTGAGGTAAGTAACCCGATTGTATCATTGCAGACAGGTTAGATAAGTCTAGTCCTTGTAGCTGTGAAGGCAACTGTGCAGCCTGTGTTCCAAGACCAAACAAACCGGAACCTAAACTTAAGCGACCTTGTTGTAGATTTTGTTGTAAACCCGCTGCACCCTGATCAGCACTTTGCAACGCTAAGATGTTCTGTAGCTGCTGTTGTGTTACCTGATCACCAGCCTGTTGTCCAGCTAAACCGATATTAGCAAGTGCTCCTCCACGGCTAATACCAGCAGTTTCAAGGTCTGAAGCTATACCAGCTAAACTACCAGCAGCAGAACTCGCAGTAACGCCTCTTGACAAACCTTCGCTCTGTAGTTGTGACTCAATTTGTTCAGCACTTAAGCCTAACTGAGACAACTGTGAAGCTCTTGCCTGTGCTTCAGACTGTAAACCTGAAGAAGTCCCTGCTAAGCCAGAAGCTAGTCCTGTTAACCCTGTTGCTGTTGCTAAGTTTTGCTGTTGTTCAGCCATCGCCATCTGCTGCGCTTGTAAAGCTGCTGTGTTACCTGCTTCAGCCTGTGCTTTAGCAAAAGCAAATTGTTCAGGAGTTCCGCCATACTGCGCAGTAGAGATACCTCCACGCCCTCCAGCAAATAGCTCTTCTTCCATACGTAAACGTTCACGTTCTTCATCAGGACGCTGCGTAGCTCTAATCATATCATAAAAATCAGACTGTCGTTCTTCTGGAGAGGTTAATAAGCCTTCTCCAGCAGCTCCTGCAAGAGCTGAGTACTGCGCTCGAAGTGCTTCAATATCTGAAGGTGCCTCAAGAGTATTTAAACCTTGTCGTCCTAGATTTAAAGCTTGCTGACCTAACTTACCAATTAATGCACTGGGCTGCTGTCCTAGCAAACCTTCAACTTGTCCAGCAAACTGACCACGTAACTGATTAATGTCAGCAGGCTGGCCTGCATTCCCTAGCTGTGCTTGTGCTCCTGTAAGACCTATTTGCGTAAGCCCTTCTAAGCCAGTAGGTTGTCCATATTGTCCAAGCTGTTGTCCAAACAAACCACCTATAGCGCCGCGTTGTGCTGCTATAGAAGGGTCTATAGAACCTACTTGAGCTAACTGTTGTCCTGCTTGACCGTAGGCTTGTGAGCCTATCTGACCAACTTGGGGATCAAACGAACCGCCTAAGTTTCCTGCTAAAGCACCTGCTCCGCCTAGTAATTGAGACTGTAAGGCTTGCTGCTCTGGACTGAGGTTAAGGTTAAAGCCGCCTTCTGGTGTTGTTCCAACATTAGCTAGGCTACTTGTTACTGTAAAAGGTTTAAACTGTGAACCTTCGACAGCTTGAGTACCTAACCTTTCAGCACCTGCCACAGCTTCTTGACCCAAAGTTGAAAAAGCATCTTGACCTTCTTGACCAAGTAAATAACTAGAACCTACGTTAAACAAGTTACCCATTGTAGAGCCGCTGCCACTCAGTGTAGAACCACCACCAAACATAGTTGTATTTAAAGGTTGTCCTGTTGCAGTGTCGTAGTTTACTCCGCCTTTAGTGTAGTAAGCAGCCATTAGTAAGACCCTCCAGTAATTGTGTCAGCAGTCAGTGTGCCAGTTACGTTTACAGTAGCTGCTGTTATAGTCCCTGTAAAAGTAGGACTTGCTGAGTTAGCTTTAGAGTTCACAGCAGTTTGAATGTTATTAAACTCAGTATTGATTTCAGAACCCTTTACAATCTTAGCAGGGTTGCCAGAAGCTAGGGAGTCCTTAGTTGCGAAGTTAGTAGTTTTAGTATAGTTGGACATTAGATCATTCTCCCTATTAGAGCATGTATATCAATTTTCTGTATTGAAAAAGGTGAGTTATTAATTTCAGCTTCTATACCTACCGTCAGCACTGAGCCGTTACCAGAGGCATTAACTTTTGGAGTGTTAATAACAACAGCTCCTGTGTACTCAGCAGTTGTGTTGTACTCTGCTATACCATACTCAGCAGGGTCGCCACTAGAAAAAGTAAATGCTTGCTTTGTGAAGCTATCTGTGTAATCATAGCCCCAGTTTAAAGTAGTCTCTGTGTTCTGACCACCAATGATAGTCAAGTTAAACTTCTTTAAAAACTTTAAGTTTGCAGGACTTTGGAAGTCGTTAGGGTTGCTAAAGTAACGAAGCTGATACTGTGTAGTGTTGTCAAGATAGCTACCGTAGCGTATGATGCCTTCACTGTGTCCCATATACAAAGAGTCATCAGCAAACATAGTAAACGCAGCAGGCTCTAACGCTGACCAAGTAGTAACACGAAACGATCCATTCTCTAAAGGCTGACGTACATCAAAGCAATACACAAGATTACTTGACGGCAGTGTCAGCAAGTAGAAAGCGTGGATAGGGCTGTAGATAGACTTAATCTCTTCTCTATGACCATTAGCGTGTGCTTCTTCTTCTACAGCAGCCAGTAAGTCATTACGAACATTCATGCTTACATCACGAAGAGGTAAAGACTTTTCTTGAATGATCCTCCCTAAAGACATTATACCACGACTGGAAAGAAAAAGCAAGTCCGTTCCTGTACTTTGTATAGAATCTCTTGCAATACAACCTGTACCTTCAACTGTGTCGTGTAAGGTTAAGTCTGAAGAAGGGCTAGAAGCGCCTGTAAAGATTAATACATTTCTTTTACCGAACACCAGCAAGAAGTTGTTGTGTTCAGCAAGAGCAACCACTTCATCGTATCCGTTAGGCCACACTGTAGTTAAGTTGATACTACCTGAAGATCCACCATGCCAATCATCGCCAGCAAGCAACGAACTCCAATACACTGTATACTTGTTGTTAACAATGTCACACGACCACAGGCGTCCATAAGCAGCAAGGACATCGTTGCCTTGAGGAGGAACATTAACGCCAGAAGAAGCCAATAAAACAAGCGTTGTCGATCCTGCAACACTCTCTAAAGGAGCGTGACCGCTTTGGAAGAAGTAAACATCGTTGTTAAAAGAGACAATCTTCCAGTTGTTGTCGCTAATGGTATAACCAGCAGGTAGTGTTACTTCTGTTAAAGTAGTAGTGCCTGTAAATATCTTGTTGTTACCCGCTGAGAACACAGTGGTTACATTCAATACACTGACAAACTCAAATACGTTTTCAATACCTCTGCTAGTGCCTAAGACATCCCCACCGTTAGTAGTAACAGGTGTATAGCCCTGACGAGCACCTACGCGCCCTAGCTGATCAATAACACAGTTGTCAGCAACAGAAGCGTAAGCAGGATCTAGGCCAATAGGCGAGTCTTGAGTGTTTATACCCAAAAATCCGGGTGCTGCAATTGTAATGTTCTGTAATTGTGATCCCATTATACAGTAGTCCAAATAGTCTCTTCAGGGTGTTTAGCCGCGTCAAGTGCAACAGCATCTGACAGTGTTCTGTCGGCCAGTGCAAATAACTCTGCGGAAGATGTGCCGCCTGTCTCTCCTCGCTCTCTAGCGCCTAGTGCTGTAGCGAGCTGAACGACAGGAGAAGAAGGCACAGTCATCTTAGTAGTATCTTCTGTAAAGTCTTCTGTGCGTAGTACTACGTTAAAGTACAGGTTGTACACTCCGTCAGGAGCTGGGTAGACATCAACAGCACTATCGCCGTTAGCGTCAATACCATTCCAGCTATAGAACTGAGGAGCGCCTTTAGGTGGTGTCTCAATCAAATAAGCCGCTGTCATCCACTGTGCTGCACGATAGTCCATAAACCAATTGGAAGTATCATTAACAACGTCAAGTAGCTGTACGCGGTCAAGGGAGCCTGTAAGGTTGTAGTTAAACACGTCTGCTTGTGTAGTGACAGTTAAGGTGTTGCGTAACGCAGACCAAGCCCAAGCGTCTTCTACGGTACGTTTAGCCTCATTAACAAACTCTCCTATAAGCTTTGAGTAACTGTTTTGTCCTACCGTCTCTACTTCGTCTTCACGTAGTCTACGTAGTACGCTATTAACTAACTGTAGATATGTCATCCTAAGTACCTTCTTTGTAGTTGTGCTAGTTCAATATCACCAAGACCTACTTCTGTTTCAAAACCAAATAAGTCGTCTGTTGTTCTTGTCGGAGAAGGTACTACCTGTGTGGCAGCTCCGCTCATCATGCCGCCTGCAAACATCTTAAACAGGTCTTGCCAGTTTATGTCTGGTAGGTTTACATCTGGTAAGTCTATATCTGGTGTGCTAATATCGGGTAACTCTACGTCAGGGACTAACTCAGCAATTGCTTGTGCTAAATCTTCTGCAACATCCCCGACTGCCTGTCCTACATCTTCTACAACATCGCCAGTAACTTGGGCTACATCTTCTACAACATCGCCAGCGGGTTGAAGCACAGCATCATCAAACTCTTGCAAAGCAGGTCTAACGTATGGCTGTATAATTTCATCATCAATAGTGCTGCCAAAGTCTCCAACTACCTGACCAACGTCTTCTACAACATCCCCAGCAACCTGTGCTACATCCTCAATGACATCACCTACAGGCTGTGCTACGTCTTCTATAACGTCTCCAGCAACCTGTGCAACATCTTCTATCACAGCTCCAACAGCACTGGCTACAGCTTGTACAGGCTCTACCAAGGCTTTAACAACATCTTCAATAATGCCTAAATCAACATCA